ATGGACTGTGCTGGTTTACTTAGCCCCAGTAAAGCTAAGATTGCTAAGTTACCTTTGAAAGATGCCAGTGACATGCTACAAGCTGGTAAAGTCAAGGAGCTTGTTGATGCTGTGTGGAGTGCTAAGAGCCACCGCCCTGATGGTATCTTGAATGGTGAGGACTTGTGGGAAGCTATCACTACGCAGAATAGCGTTGATAGTACACCCTATCCTTTTGAAGGTCTCAACGTGATGACCAGAGGCTGTCGTAAAGGTGAGTTAGTTACTATCACTGCTGGTTCAGGTATTGGTAAGTCTCTAATGACACGTGAGATTGCCTATCACCTACTCAAGGCTGGTAGGACAATTGGTTACATCGCTCTTGAAGAAAGTGTTAAGCGTACTGGTCTAGGACTGATGAGTATCGAGATTAATAAGATACTACACTTTGAAGACCATGACGCGGATAGCCAAGAGATGAAGCAAGCATTCGATGCTACGTTAGGAACAGGCAGAGTTTACTTGTATGACCACTTTGGTTCTACTGACAGCGATAACTTACTATCAAAGATACGATACCTTGTTAGGGGTTGTGAGTGTGACTACATAATCCTTGACCACTTATCAATTGTAGTATCAGGACTTGAAGATGGTGATGAGCGAAGAGCAATCGACAACACAATGACTAAGTTACGAAGTCTTGTAGAAGAGCTTGGTTGTGGTATGCTACTAGTGTCCCATTTAAAAAGACCTTCAGGTGATAAGGGACACGAAGAAGGTGTTCAGACTTCTTTATCACAGCTAAGAGGTTCGGCAGCAATCGCTCAGTTGAGTGACATGGTAATAGGACTTGAGCGTAATCAGCAAAGCGATAACCCCAACGAGACAACCGTAAGGGTTCTCAAGAATCGGTGGAGTGGAGAGACAGGGATATGCACTGCTCTGACCTACAACAAAGATACTGGGAGGATGCTAGAAGATGGCACAGGACTATTTTGATAAAGATGTAAGACACGCTTATGAGAGGCTTTGTGGGTTACTTAAAGTTTTGAATAGAGCAGACGAGATACCACCTATCAAAGAATTTGAAGTTTGGTATGAACAAGAAAGGTTAGATAACGAAGACATTGAGATACACTAATGATTGTATTTGATATTGAAACAGATGGACTACTAGATGATGCAACGAAGGTACACTGTTTAGTAGCTAAAGATACAATGAGTAAAGAGGTATATAGGTTTTCTGATATACAAGAAGGTCTTAAGTATCTCAAAAGCGTTGAGAGTCAAGGAAATACTCTTAGCGGTCATAACATAATAGGGTTTGATTTACCCGTACTTAAAAAGCTGTACGACTTTGACTACAATGGGGAAGTATTTGACACTCTAGTAGCTTCTCGTACTGTCTGGTCTAACCTAAAAGAGCTAGATATAAAGAACAGGACAGTTGAAGATAGACTGATAGGTTCACACTCTTTGAAGGCTTGGGGACAAAGACTTAAGTTTAGTAAAGGTACATATGGGGAAAGCGAGAACGCTTGGGAAGAGCTAACAGATGAGATGTTAGATTATTGTGAGCAAGACGTAAAGTTGAATGCAAAGTTATTGGCACGTATTCAAGCTAAAAACTTTTCATATGACGCATTACAGTTGGAGCATACAATACACACTCTCATGTTAGCTCAAGAACGCACAGGCTTTCCATTCGATGTGTCAAAAGCACAAGAGTTATACTCTACGCTCGTAGCACGTAAGGATGAGATTAGGAACAAGTTAGTAGATGAAGTAGAGCCTACAGTGGTTGAGATGAAGACAAAAACAAAGGTCATACCATTCAACCCAGCGTCAAGACAACAGATAGGTGACAGGTTACAAAAGCTAGGATGGAAGCCTACTGAGTTTACCAACACAGGCGACCCAAAAATTGACGAAAAAATTCTGGCTAATATTGACTTACCTATTGCGAAACTTTTGACTGAGTACCTCATGCTAAATAAAAGAGTGGGACAGTTAGGAGAAGGTAAGCAAGGTTGGCTAAAGTTAGAAAGAGAAGGAAGGATACATGGGCGTGTGAATCATATGGGCGCAGTAACGAGTCGCTGTACACACAACAATCCTAACGTAGCACAAGTACCTTCACTGAGCGCAGAGTATGGCAAAGAATGCCGAGAGCTTTTCCGCGCTCCTGAAGGATTTAAAGTTTTAGGTGCAGACGCTAGTGGCTTAGAGCTACGGTGCTTGGCACATTACATGAGTCGATATGACGATGGAGAATATGAAAAAGAAATTCTTGAAGGAGACATCCACACAAAGAACCAGCTTGCAGCAGGATTGGAAACTAGACCTCAAGCTAAGACTTTTATTTATGGATTCCTCTATGGAGCAGGGAATGAAAAGATTGGGCAGATTATTGGTAAAGGGAAAAGAGAAGGTGGTCAGATTAAAAAACGCTTTCTTGATAAAACACCTGCACTGAAGTATCTGCAAAACGCTGTGAAGCAGAAGGCTTCTACAGGATTCGTTTTGGGTTTGGATAAACGAGCGATTCCTATTAGACATCCTCATGCTGCACTAAACACATTACTTCAAAGTTGTGGTGCTATAATCTGTAAGAGATGGTATGCGACAATAGAACAGATGATACGGGATAAAGGAATATCAAGAGACGATGCTTACATCGTAGCGTTTGTTCACGATGAGGTTCAAATAATAATCCGCGATGGATTACAGGAGACTATAGGTGAAATCACAAGAGAAGCTATCAGAAGAACAGAGCAATACTACGACTTCAAATGCAAGCTCGACAGCGAGTACAAAGTTGGAGCAAGCTGGGCTGACACCCACTAAGGCAGACAGAAAGAAGTTTGACTTAGACTTAGCCTACGGGCAAGTAAGAGAAGCTAGGATAGCTGAGATGCTACAAGACAAAAAGATTGAAGTTAAGTCTGAGAGAGATGTCTGGCAACGCACAGGCAACATTGCTATTGAGTACGAGAGTTATGGTAAGCCTTCAGGAATTAATGCAACAGAAGCAGACTTCTGGTTTCATAATTTATGTATTGGTGATACTACATTTGCAACGCTAGTGTTTGAAGTTGATAATCTCAAGAAGATTATTGATAACTTAGATAAAAAGAAATCAGTACGTGGCGGTGACCATAATGCAAGTAAGATGTACCTTTTAAATTTACAGAAGCTATTCTCAAGTGATGTTATTAAAGCATTCAAAGGAGAGTCATAATGGAATGTAGTGTATTTAATTGGATAGTTATGATAGCTGTTACGTTTGTGTCGATAGCATTTGGTGTTAGATTGTTTGGCACTACAATGATTGAGTATGCACTAGCTAAAAAAGGTTTGGAAATACACAGAGGTATGGAAGACGATGACGACCCTACTGATTGATGCAGACATTGTAGCGTTCAAAGCAGCCGCAGCTTCAGAGAATCCTGTAAACTGGGGAGAAGGCTTGTGGACACTACATGCTTTTGAAGATGATGTTAAGCGCATGATAGACACTGATGTTTCTAAGTTACAGGAACAGTCTGGATGCGAGGAAGTGATATCATGTATTACTGGAGATAAAAACTTTCGCAAATCTGTAGCTTCATACTACAAGGCTAACAGAAAAGATACACGTAAGCCTTTGTTACTGAAGTTTGCTAAAGACTATATGTTCAATACATACAATGGTATGATAGAGCCAGCACTTGAGGCTGATGATGTTCTAGGTATATTAGGTAGCAGTAACTTAGCTAAGTATATTATCTGGAGCATCGATAAAGACTTGAGGACTGTCCCTGCAATGCACTTGATAGATGGTGAGATTGTAGAGATAAGCAAGGAAGCAGCAGATTATGCTTTCTATAAGCAGGTCTTGACAGGTGATTCTACAGATAACTATAAAGGTTGTCCTAGTGTAGGAGACAAGAAAGCAGACAAGGTACTAGAGCTAGGATACTTTGGTGACCCTTGGAAGGCAATCGTTAAAGAGTATAAAAAGCAAGGGCTATCTGAGAAGGTAGCATTAGAGAATGCCAGACTTGCAAGGATACTTAGACATGGTGAGTATAACTTTAAAACTAAAACCATAACATTATGGAAACCATGAGGGAGATAAATGAGAATTAAAGGTAAGAGTGATGGCTACGTTGTCGAATATAATAAAGCATTGGAATATGAAGAGCGACAACAAGATATCTCGTGGACAGCGAAAGAGATAGCCGTTGAAGATGATATTAATGATTTACGAGTAAACGCAACACCAGCAGAGCGACACGGCATTCTTGAGGTGTTGAAGCTATTTGTTCAGTATGAGCTTATAGCAGGAGGAGAATATTGGGGTGGTAGATTCCAAAAGATGTACCCTCGTGTTGAGTTCCAGAGATTAGGGGCGCAGTTCTCACAGACTGAGTTGTGTGTACATGCACCTTTCTATAATAAAATTAATGAGGTCTTGCATTTGAACACGCCTGACTTCTATAATTCATGGAAGAAAGACGAGACGTTGAAAGAGCGTATGAAGTTTATCGACAAGTACGTTACTTCAAAAAAGTTTGATGGTCTATTATCATTAGCTGTGTTTAGTTTGGTTGAGGGAGCGATTCTATACTCATCGTTTGGGTTCTTAAAGTCGTTCAAAAAACAGGGAAAAAATTTGATACCGCAGGTCGTGAGTGGAATTAATTTCTCAGTACGCGATGAGAATTTACACAGTGAGGCAGGGGCTTGGGTTTTCCGAGAGACTTGTAAAGAGATTCATATGTTACCTTCACAACACTCAAGCGACAAGTGGCATGAGTTAGAAGTAGAAGTATTGAAAGCAGCCCAAGTTTTATTTGAACATGAGAAGTTAATTATCAAGAAGATTTTTAGCGAGGGTGAAATAGAAGGTATCACTCAAGATTACTTAGAAAAATTTGTGCAACACAGAATTGATGTATGCCTATCACAATTAAATATGAAGCCTTTATATAATTGTGTAGAAGACTTCAGTTGGTTTTACGATGATGTAGCAGGTGCAAAAGCTACAGACCATTTCGTTACTCTATCAAGTAACTACAGCAGACACTGGAAAGAAGGAGAATTAAGCTGGTGAATTTATACGAGAAGCTCTCAAGTGAGCGTAAAGAAGCCCAACGCAGAGGTGAAGCCCCGTCATGGATGACTACAGGGGGCTATCAGATGTACAAAGAAAAACTAGCATACAAAGATGAATGCTTCACACTCGCCTTGTTACGTGTGTCGAGAGAAGCTGCAAAGTGGGCTGTACATTTAGACGCGGCATGTAGAAGTGAGCAGGAGTTACAACAAAGATTCTATGAGATGATGTGGAAAAACTGGTTAGTACCTAGCACACCTGTACTAGCCAACATGGGAACAGAGCGAGGCTTACCAGTGTCTTGCTCAGGTTCTTACATCGAAGATAGTATTGACAGCTTCTACTCTGCATTCCATGAAGCAGCTATGCTAACTAAGACAGGACATGGATGTTCTTGTTATCTAGGAAACATACGACCTAGAGGCGAAAGCTACGGGGATAACGAAGGTATTGCAGACGGTGTACTCCCTGTAATCCAGCAGATGCTACAGACAGTAAGTAGTGTTTCTCAGGGTTCTACTAGACGAGGGGCTACTGCATTCTATATCGAGGTTACTCATGGAGACATCGAAGAGGTACTTGATTATCACTTAGCTAATCCTAAGAGATTACAGATAGGTTACATCATTCCTAATAAGTTTATTAACAAGCTAGAGTTAGGTGATGATTACAGTAGAGCTATCTGGAAGCGTCTCCTCAAGGTACGCTGTCAGACAGGTAAAGGATATTTTATATTTACAGACAAAGCCAACAAGCACGCTAAAGAGTTAGGCATTAAGTTTAATTCTGACATCAAAGCTAGTAACTTATGCACAGAGATATTCTTACCTTCTACTAAAAAAGAGACTTTCAGTTGTGTCCTATCATCTATCAATGCTTACACATACGATGAGTGGGAAGATGACGAAACATTTATCCATGATTGTGTCTTGTTCCTAAATGCTGTTGTAGATAGTTACCTAGATAACATGGAACGCTACTCAGGTATGGCAAGGGTTAAGAAGTTTACTGAGAGATACAGAGCGTTAGGTTTAGGTGTATTAGGCTTTACATCCTACTTACAGAAAAAGAAGATGGCAGTAGAGAGTTTACCTGCAATGGTATTTAATAAAGTATTCTTTCAAGAAGTATTTAGTAAAGCTAGACAAGCTGGGGCTTTCTATCACAACGCTACAGTAATGGCGGTAGCTCCTAATGTCACTTCTGCTTTAGTAGGAGGAGGAGTTAGCCAAGGTATTGAGCCGTTTACAGCTAACGTGTTTACTCAAGAAACGGCAGCAGGAGACATTTACAGAATGAACCCAGAGCTACTCAACCTAATGAAGACTAGGAATATAGATAGCGAAGAGAATATCCAAGTAATTAAAAAGAACAATGGGTCAATACAAGGTAATGACTTGTTCTCAGAAGAGGAACAAAAGATATTCAAGACTGCATATGAGATAGACCAATCTTGGTTAGTTAAACTGGCTGATGACAGAGGTAAGTATATTGACCAAGGGCAATCACTTAACTTGTTCTTTGGTGATGATGTACCTGAGTCGTATATTTCTAGAGTTCATAAAGAAGCTGCACTAGCTCCATACGTTAAAAGTCTGTATTATTTGAACACAAAAGTAGGCGTTCAAGGCTCGACAGGCGAATGTATGATGTGTTCTTCTTAGCTTGACTGTACTGTAAACACCCCCTATTAGGAGAATTTATGAATATTTTAAACAAAAATGTAGTAATTCCTGAGTTTGTTATAGCAATTTTGGACGAAAAGTTCCCAAATCAGATACCAAAACGTGATATAACTGAAAAAGAAGTAAGCTACCTGCAAGGGCAGCAATCAGTAATTGACTACTTAATATCAATAAACAGAGATGATGAGGAGTAAATATGTGTGGAGGAATGTTCAGCCCACCAAAACCAGATAAGCCACCACCACCGCCACCTAAGCCATTACCGCCACCAGATGAGTTAGAGCCAGCCGTCACACAGGCAGAGCGTAGGAAGAAAAGCCGTACAGGTGGACGAGTACGTAGAGGTTCTGGGGGTATGCAGATAGCAGGACAAAGTAACAACTCAGGATTAAAGATTAACTCATAGGAAATCTCATGCACGATAATCAAATGTCATTAAATAATACATACGAAAACATGACTGCTGACAGAGATGCTTTCCTGACACGTGGACGTTTAGCTGCGGAGCTTACTATACCAACTTTGTTGCCCCCTTCAGGGCATACAGGCTCAACAGACTATTATACGCCATATCAATCGGTAGGAGCTAGAGGTGTTAATAATTTAGCATCTAAGCTCCTCCTCACTCTTCTCCCTCCCAACTCCCCTTTCTTCCGTCTAACTATAGATGATTTTGATTTAGCAGAATTAGCTGGAGCAGAAGCAAGGGGTCAAGTTGAAGAGGCATTGGCTAGGATTGAAAGGTCAGCACAGCAAGAGATTGAAGCTAGTGCAGTACGTGTACCAGCGTTTGAGGCGTTAAAGCAATTGATAGTGACAGGTAATGCTTTAGTCTACTTACCGCCTAAAGGTGGTATGAAAGTCTATCGTATTGATAGATATGCAGTAAAACGTGACACAATGGGCAACATACAAAAGATTATTGTAAAAGAGACTGTTGCTTATGATAATCTACCCGATGAGGTAAAGAAAGCCTTAGTCGAGAATCCTCAATATGTAGAACAAGGCTCAAAGAAAGAATGTGATTTATATACTTGTGTTAAAAGAGTTGGAAAGAAGTTTGAGATACACCAAGAAGTACATGGCATTCTTATTCCCAACAGCCAAGGGTCTTATACTCAAGATAAACTCCCTTGGATGGCACTTCGATTCGTTGCCATTGATGGTGAAGATTATGGTCGGGGTTTCGTTGAGGAATATATTGGCGATTTAAAAACACTTGAAGGCTTAACTAGAGCTATCGTAGAAGGCAGTGCAGCAAGCTC